CATCCGACGACGTTGAAGCAACACTTGGCCCTCGGGCGTTACAACGCGATCGACACCTTCAAAGATATCTTTAATTTCCTCGTTCGATAATTCGTTTACGTCGAGGTCAAGCAGCTCCAACAGTTCGCGAGTCGCTTCCGTATCCTGCATCTCTTCTACGAGATTTGGGTCTTGCAGTGCTTCTGAAAATACCGGGGCACCCGCTAGTTCAACTTCCATTGCGTCGAGCAGATCGCTTTTCGTAGCGCCCTCCTCCAAGAATCCCGCTTCGATAGCCAACACCGTGGCCGCCTCCAAGTCGATGCCTTCTTCATTAAGCAAACGTTTTTCAAAAGGTCGACCGACATGCCACTTATCAAGACCCTTTCCGATCGGCGTATCAGCTAATCCTTTAAGGCCGCCGGCGTCCGAGATTGCCTCAAGAATGGTTGGCCCCATGACATCGCGTTGCTTCGGTGGTTTGCCGGAGCGTATTCGATCAAGCGTTAAATCGAGCCGTGTGACCTGCGCCTCTGACGCCAGTCGCTGCAACGGCCCTTCGATGACGGCACGGTTCTCCTCGTACAGTTGATAGGGATCGACGCCAAGGCGTTCACCCATTGTTTTAAAGTAGGCTCTCCACAACGCTGCGCCTCCGGTATCGCGCATGCCCGCCGCTTCCATCTGCTGAACAATGTCCTGATACACGCGGTCGGCCGGCTCTTCGCTTCGGGCGATTTCTTCGATGCGCGACAGCGCATCCTGCTGTTCGCGTTCCAAATCTTCTTTATAGGTCTCCTCAAAAGCCGTCATCTCTGCGGCCGTCATGCCATCCGCAGTCGTTTTTATGTGGTCCGCTAATCGACCGTACGCTTCGGTGCCGGCGATGTTCGCAGCAAATTCTCCGATAGGAACATTGATAGCGGCGTTCGATGCTATGGCGGCTTCCAAGCGATCGCGCGTGCTGGGGAGCGCCTCATAAATATCTTCAAGGGTGCCCCCCTCTGATTGAAACAATTCCACCAGCTTCTCCGCATCGATGTATATTTCCTCAATAGGACCGTCCTCGGCCATTTTATCCACTAATTCCGCGAACCGTGCAGGCAGTCGCTCGCGCAATTTTGACTCACCGACTTGTTCGTTTAAGGCATTAACAAAGTTTTTATTGTTCCGCGAATTTAGAACGTTTTGAAAGTCCACAACAGACGCGGGTAATGACGAAGCTATCACCACGCCCCCTGCACCCCATGCTGTTTGTTCAGCAATGGAAAGCATTCTGTTTGTTAACTCCATGATCGTTATAGAGCTAAAGTCGCCTTCACTAAACGCCTTTGCAATTTCACCGCCCACTGTCTGCATAAGCTCTTGCATTATTTCTTGAATCAATTCCACCGATTCGCCTTTAACAAAACGTTTTCCAAAGAGGGCGGCGGCTCTCCTAAAAGAAGGATTCGTCAATAACTCTTTACGCATCGCGTTACGCCCAACGCGCGTGCTCACCTCGCTCAAGCCCGTCGCTCTCAGAAGGGGCATAATGCTTACGACTTCAATCCCGGCGTTGATAGCACCCGTTAATGCGGCTGCGCCGCGCGCGGCATCATCATTTATGAGGCCACCATTTATGCCTTTAATATCCTTAAATTCTTCATAGGCCCATCCCGTTTCCATCCATGCTGTTTGCACACCGCTTACACTTTTATAAGTAATCCCCCCAAAGGTGAAAAACGCAGCCGTAGCAGCCGGAATCGCCCCCGGTCCCGTGGGTGAGGCCAGCCATGCAGCAGCGCCGCCAGCAGGAATGCCAACGCTCAGTGCTGCGCCTATGGCCTGTGGCTGCGTGCTAAATAGTTGCCCCCACATTTTAGCGCCGAAGAGAGACGCTTTTTCCCACCAATCATCGATTTCCCCGGGGTATAACCCGCGTCCGAAAATAGCGTCCAATTCAGCCTTACGGCGAAGCTGGGCAGCATCTAGCGTTCTCCCGTACACTATTCTTGTGTTGAGACCCCCCAGCTCCATCATAAGGTAGCCTTTCTGAAACTCTTGTTTTGTTAGCTCCCAGAGATTCGGTGCTTGTAGTTGGTCTTGAATAGTTCCCAAGACCTTCACATCATCTGACGCGATAGAGGCAAAAGATGGATTAAGTAGGGCAGAACCCAACGGAGTATCTGCGAAGAAGTGTTCAGCGCTTACTAGTTCTGTTGCAGCGGCTTGATCTCTTAGTGTTTTGTCATTGTCAAAGTAAGTAGCGAAATCTGCAGGAAAGCCAAGACTTTCAGCATCGAGCTGCGCGCGCGCAGCTTTATCAGGATCGCGGCCTGCGGCAACCTCTGCTGAAACGGAATGTGTTTGCGGCTGTTGCGACGCACTTACAGCAGCCGCAGCATCGGGATCGTCTTCCTCCATAACCGACTGCGAACTAATTTTATTAGCAATTGCGCGCTGCACTGCCGTCGCGACGTCAGGATCGTCATCGGGGAAAAAACCCTCTTCCTCTACAACAAGTCCTCTAACATCATCGACCATAATAAAAACCTAGTTATCTACCGACCGCCATTCCAAACCTTGAGCTAGTTTAATCTTTTGCCATTCCAAATAAGCTGCTAAGTATTCCTCCGGGGATATGCTGTGTGGACTTCCGTCCGCTTTAATTTGTTCCTCTTCAATGCCAGCTTTAAGCTGTTCTCGCAAAGCCCTAGACGTTACCCATACAACTTTGCCGTTGGCCTCTTTTTGCTGCCATTCGATATTGTCCAGAGATTCCCTCACATTTTCTGCATCAAGTTCCGCAGGCTGGATCATATCCAGTTCAAATTGCCGAACAATCTTACCTTCCCCCCATCCCGAAGTGCGCCCTGCTTCTAGCATTAACGGCCTCGTGATCTTGTCTATTTCTGGAAGCGTCAACGGGCGTCCCTTAGCCTCACTCTCCGCCCGGACAAGTTCCTGCGCTTGATGTAAATAACTTGCATAAATTGTTTTATCGTCCACAGATACTGTGGGTCCGGTAAACGCGCCCTTCAACCCGAATCTTTTCGCTGTATTAGCTATGTGTGCCTTCGCATTATCTAGGGTGTTTCCTTTTTCTGCGGAAGTGCTACGCGCTGCTTGATATAAACCCTTGACCGTAGCAAAGTCCGCTTCGGATAGGTTATTAGCGAACATAGTTTGAAAGGCCGCAGGGGTCATGGCCCGCCACTGATCATGTGTCATTCCCAGTGCTGTTACATATAAGTCCGGCACTGTTTTCGCTAACACACCTTCCCTAGCATACCTAATGGCGGTGTTAATCGCCCGCATGGTGTTGCCATCCACCGGGCCTAAATCAATTTTCACATTTACGCCATCTACCTCTATTGTTTGCCCCTGTAAATCCCAAGCGCTTGTAACGATCGCACCGTTGGGACCGGGAAGTTTTATAATGCCAGTAGCCGGTTCTACCCACTCATTGATAGCCGTCCAAACAGCAGTGGCATTGGCTGTATCTGCCAGACGGTCATCTCGGAGTCGCTCTTGAATCATGCTATTGATCCGAGTGACGACGTCGTCCTGCACTTTAGGAGTCACCTCTATTTTATTTCCGTCGGGATCTGTGTACCCGTCGCTCGCCAAAGTACGCGCCTTCGCTAACGCCGCCTTCGTGTCATGCGTATTATCCGAGAACAGCGTACTAGCTATCATCTGTGAGAGTTCTGTTCGGGAAGTAATCTCCAAAGTCTTTTCGATAGGAGCATGCTTGCCGCCTTGAATACGCGGCTTCCATGCTTCATACAACGCTTCCGCGCGCGCGGCATTGTCTACAGCGATGCGGTCAATGATGCCTACATAAATGTTCGACACAAATTCATCTTTTGCCAGCTTTACTTGTGCAGCAGTCAAACCCCTAAGCGACGCATACGTGTCAATGTCGCGAAGACCGCTATCAATCGTATTTGTTAAATCTAAATTAGTGAACGACGGCCCTCTTTGAGCGTTCCCCGGATCTAGGCTAATAGCAAGCTGCGTGTCACTTTGCAAAGTCGCGGTAAAAGTAGTGTCCTCCGCTGCTTGAAATTGTGCCGCTTCATACGTGGAGCTGCTGTTCATGTAAGTGGTGAACAAAGAAGCATACTCTCGATCCCACAAAGCCTTCTGTCGCGGATTAAATTCTCTGCTAATGTCTCTCTCTTCGCGCGTTAGATATTCGTCCAATGTTTGAGTAATACCCACAGCGCCTTCGCCCCGTCTTTGCATCAAGCCAGTGGGCTGCCCAGTACTTTTATCAATTTCTGGATTGTGGAGAAAATTTCGCACTCGACTGTTGAAATCTACTTTATATCCTCGCACCAGATTGGCATCTTCACGCGCTTGGAACCGCAGCGCATTAGCGTCAAACATAGTTGCCGCGTTAGCAACTGTTGTGCCCGTGGCGCTAAGGAGCTTCGCGCTTCTTCCCCCAAACGCCGCCGAATCAGCGGTGACAACCGACGGCGCGGCTTCAACCGTTGGACTTATTCTATTTAAAGGTGCCGTCGGGACTTTAGCCATCAGCTTTCGCCCGCAGGTTGATCGTCAGCGCCAAATCTCAACCAGCTATCCGCAACGCCCGTAGCGGTTCTTAACAGTGATGGAACCGCCGCCATTCGTACGTCAACATCGCCCGCCGTCACATCAGCCATCACGCCCCGCCTTCTAAACGCATCGGCCATCTGCGTGTACCCGCGCGCCATGCGCTGCGCATTTCCCCTAATGACCGCTGCGTCCATTGTAAATAACGTATCTACGTCCGCTTGAATGTCAACGGCAGTGCCGGTATTAACTTTAATTCGGTTTGCCGCAAACGCCGTACGTTGAGTTGCTATCAAAGCGAGCGATGCTAACTTCGCCGTGCGCACATCGTAATCGCCTTTCTTAACCGCATCACGCGCCTGTCGATCAGAAATTATCGCTGCGTTGTAATATTCCTGCGCGTTAAACTCTATTGCACCTTGATCTGCCGCCGCACCCTTCATCGCGCCATAGGCTTCGAGACCGCCCCCAACGATTCGCGTAAGGCCACTCAGAGCATTTAGTGTCGTAGTGAGATCGCCTCCGACATTTGACCAGCACATATATCTGCCTCGCTTCCAATTGTTTTATAAAATCGCCACCACTTCACGCCTTCCACCTCGACCGGATCTGCATCAAATGAAAAACCACAATGTTGCAACCAGCGTTGCGTCGACTTATTTTCGTCAAGACACCAGTTGGTCAGTGTGCCGAATTCCTCTAACAACATTTCCATTCCGGCAATTGAAAAATGCGTATACGCGAGCGGTTTTAATTCGCACATGCGTGTGCCCACCTGCCACACTAAATAAACGGAAGCTGACTCCGTCACCTGCACACCTCCCACGCACATGGGCACTTCCTTCCAGAAAACCGCCCAGCCCAATTCAGCTTTAAAAACGCCATCCATGAGTTGGTTTTCAACGTCAAAATAAGTAAGGCTGCTGCCCGTCAACATGGTTTGTTCAAGCAAATCCATCCCCCGTATGTGTTGCGCAAATTTACGCACCACAGAAGGCAGAGGATTCCATACCACGTTCAAGTTTTTATCGAGTCCCTCAAGTTCCACCGACGCCCACCTCTGGAATGATTGCCAAAATTTCTACAGGTAGTGGATGATCTTGCCGCAAATAAAAATCAACATGATCTTCCCAGCCCGTCGCAATGATAACTTCAACGTCCCCGGTGAATAGGTCAGGGGCCGTGTCGTAATAACTGATCGTTTCAGGAACTTCGATCAAGTCTGAACTAGTGGGTCCGAGTTGAATGCCCCGTGTTTTACGCACACGCACAGTCATATTCGCGACCATCTTTTTGTTGGGAACCGTGCCTTCCGGGTCCATCGGCAACGGCCTTATGTCAGCTTGAATGGGAACACCAATACAGACCGTCTCCCCGCTTGCAACCGTCACGCTGAGAGCACCATTAGTGACAACAGCTTGTGGTTGTACACGGCCCGCCACAACAATACCAACCGTCTGGCCTTCCAACCATTCAAGCCCGTAGATAGTGGTCAGCGCACCGCCTGCCGTTGTCGCCAGCGATGAATCCAAGAATACGGAATCGGCTGCCGTGGTCGCGCTGAAATCTCTAGTGTGCAGTTGTTCTATATAACGAACGACGCGTGAATCTATCGTTCGTTTCACGACAGCATACGCGCGTTCAATCCCAGATTCCGTAACGCACGCAATCGATTCAAATAGTCCAGTCGCGCCCGTGTCGTGACGATGCCACGCCCACACATCCTCATCAGGCAAATAGCTCATGCCAAGTAGCGTACCGTCGCTACGCACTGCCCACACCACGCGATCACGCGACTTCTGGTACGTCCAATCAACAAGCGTGTAGCCGTCGAAAAGATGGTGTGACAACGTCGTTAAATCTCCCCCGGAATATGTATTGCTAGTCAGTGAATATTCCATATCGCGAATGGTGTCGCCATTCGGCGTTATGAATAGCGCCGAATTATTGATCACCAGAGGAGGTACTTTGCTGCTGCCGTTGAAACCCTGCGGCTTAGCTGCAATGCTCGACGGCGTAATCGCATCGGTAGTGGAGCCTGTAATGCGCCACTCCCCGTCCGTCGTTAGAATAATTAAATCTTCAAGCGGTACATAATGTTTGACGGCATTGACTTTAGTTTCCGCCAGCTCAAAATCAATAGCATCGCTATCCCGAACGGGTTCACTCTTGTTGAAGTTTTTAAAATTACCCGTTTGACTAGCGCGATTTCGCGACACGTTATTATTGGTGCGTCCGAAAAATATGCGTTGTTGATAATACGCAACCGTTGAAGGATATTCATCTGTCGTGTTAAAAATGGTCTGCGCAACTTCCGGTGTAATTGTCGTCGTCGGCACAATGCCATCGTCAACAAACGAATTTGAATCCGCCGAGCCGGCAAACGCATGCACCCCGCCAATTTTCTTATAGACATTATAGAACTCAGCGCCACTAACAACTGACCATCCAATCGTGTTAAACACAGTTAAACCCAACGCGCCATTCGTGCACGTCGCCGCAGCGGTTGGCAGACTTTCCTGTCCAGCTATTATCGCTGTGACCTTATACGAATAATTTCCAGCACCCGATCCCGTTGCCGTAGCCGTGGGACTGGCGGGTGTAGCAACAGTTGTTCCAAACGTGATGTCGGTAAGGGTCCAGTTGCTATGGGCCGTTCGAGTTAACTCGCGTGGAGGATGCGCAGGGTGCGCCAATGTCATGGTATCGGCGCTTTGCGTGTATCCAATATCAAATAACTGGGCGGCCGTGTAAGTAGATGTCACCTGATAGACAAGCTGCATGGTTACAGTGCCCGTTTGCAGATCGGCTTTCTGGCTGGCAACTCCCATAAGATTGGGCAGCGTGCCGTCCATCTCCGTCACGTAAACAGTAGTTCCTGAAAGTTGATCTATTTTGTAGGGTCCGTAAACCGAACCAGAATTACCCGTAATAAAAACATGTTTAGCTACCGCCCACGACGCCGGCAACGAGCCACTTGCCAGCATTGACATGCGCACGCCGCTTTCGCCCGCATTACTCGCCTCCGTGGTAGCGACATCCGCCTCTACTATCTGCGCACCGTCTTTAATGACACGGATGTAAAGATTGCCAAACTCAAGAATATAAGTTTGTTCGTCGTTAAACTCGAATGGAAAAATGCGAACAGCATTTGTACTGTCGCCGCTCTCGGCAACAAACACAAACCCAGCGCGATTTGAAACGCCGCCCGTCGGATTAACTACAAAATTTCGGCAGGTTCGCAGCCCTGTTGCAAATTTCTCAAGGTCAACCCGCGCGTAAAGGTTCGGAGCTAACTCACCAGCGGCAAAGCTCGCTTGCATCTGCGCGAGCTTTCGCATTTAAGCTCTCCCCGAAATCCAGTCCGGCGCGCCTCTTTGCTGCCACGTCGCCTCACCGCCGTCCGAAGCAGTTGAAGAACTGAGATGCGCTAAATAGGCTTGATAGGCTTGCGTTTGCAAATGTCGATCGCCACTCAGCGGCAATGAAATGCTCGCAGCGATCGACCACGCCAATGTCAAAATGAAATCATCGGGGTACTGCACCGGGTCATCCATGTCCTTCGTAAAGCACATTTCCGCATCTTCCTGATCTGTGAGTATCACCCGTGTACTGGACGTATCGCCCGCAGCCACTTCAAAGTGAACCGGGTCATCGGTTTCGGCTGCCGGCAATATTTTACGGACCTTGAGACATTCCGCAGGATACGAATAGCGATAATCCCAAAAGGTCGGGGGTGAACCCAAATCGTTCAATGTGTAATACGCTTTGGAGAACGACCATTCATGCGACCGCAACAAGGCACGCGTGCACACCACGTACACCCGATTGCAGGCGATAGCTTCGCGAGAATTTTCAGTGATAGAACTGATCGACGCTTTGCCGCCGATATTGCCTAACGCGATGTTGCAGATTTGGACTTGTGACGCCATCAGCTCAAGGGGTCAACGTCTTCTTTTTTAGAGCGCGTCTTCTTGGACGCTTTCGTCGGTGCTTTTTCTACAACCGCCGACGCCCACGTTGGCAATGGATCGGGCGGCTCTTCCCACACAAACTCATCACCGGGTGCTCGACGCCGATTCTCAATGAAGCACTTCCGCTCCACCTTCACTTTGAGTGCAGCCATGCTCACCTCCTTTTAAAAAGACCCCGGGCCACATGGCCCGGGGGAAGCTACCGTGCGCTCTACGCGAACGATTTCTCGTTGTTGACAACGATACCCGCAGTGACCGCTCCGGCTGTCGCATTACTACCGCCGATCGTGTAATTCAATCGGATGTAGCGTTCCAGCCCTTCAAACGGCACTCCTAAAGTAAAGTCGTAGCCGGCAACGAGAGTAGCCACAGGGACGGCTCCCGTCTGCGACACAACGGTAGCAGAGGAGAAGGAAGTGTTGTCGTCGGTCTGCAGAGCCACCGTCAGGGACGTGTTGCTCGCAAAAGTGGTTACGACTTTTGCATTGAGCGGCAGTTTGTGGCCCGGAGCATGATCCTTGGCATCGCCAAGGTCGATGATGTTAGTGGAAACAGCAGTCGCCGTTATGGCCTGCGCAGCACTAAACTGGTTTTCTTTGTCCAAGTACATGGTATTACCTCCTTGAACTTTAAGTTATGTGACTCTGGATTCGGTCTCAAGCAGCGCGTCCGTGACGCGAATCGGCACCCCCCGGAAAGTGGTTATCGGCTTTCCGGCAAAATCCTTGTAGGTGAGATTCACGTTGGTCTTGAGCTGAGCCAGAATGTCCAAGTGCGTTGCGGCGGTCCTGTTGCAGTAAATGCGCAGACCCGATTGAATGGATTTGAGCTTATACATCGCCTTGGTCATGTCAGTGATCAGAGCGGTGTACGAACCCGCCACGAGATTACTCGTGTCGACATTCGCAACGCGTGCCGTGTAGCGCCAATCGCGCAGGGTAAGGCCAAGATCCCATTTGTAATGGGTCCGGTAACCCTGATATTGACCGCCGGCCGCATCGGTGAGCGTTCGTTCGCCGAGGTCGTTGTGCTGCCAGCCCGCTATCGATCCCTTTGGATAAATAAGGTGAGTGGTATTAGCGCCCCACGTCACAAACCAAAGTGACAGATTGTCCGAACCGGTTCCGCCAGCATCAATGATGTTGGCACCAGAGTCTGCACTGAGCGACGCGTAGCGCGGGGACAGTCCAATGAACTCTTCCGGGGCAGACGCCGTGTCTCCGTAGAACGTGGTGTCTTCCATCTCTTGGGTCATGGACTCCAAGAAACTGCGATCCTCGCTCATCCTGAATGAAGCGGTATTGCCATTCAGATCGGCGAGGGACTTATCAACTTCAGCGTATGCTTCCAGCATGCCGATCGCATCCTGAACCTGCACGGTTCGGGATTTCGAGTTGGCAACGCCGTAGTTC